GTACTACGAGGACGAGCAGACGACAATCTACAACGGCGACTGCCGGGAGGTGCTGCAAACGCTACCCGATGACAGTGTTGACGCCGTGGTGACTGATCCGCCTTATGGTTTGTCATTCATGGGCAAGCGCTGGGACTACGATGTGCCGGGCGTCGAGGTCTGGCAGCAGTGCCTGCGAGTGCTGAAGCCTGGCGGGCATCTGCTGGCGTTTGCTGGCACACGGACGCAGCACAGGATGGCAGTCAACATTGAAGATGCGGGGTTTGAAATCCGGGACATGATCGCGTGGGTTTACGGAAGTGGGTTCCCGAAATCGCTGGACGTGAGCAAAGCCATTGATAAAGCGGCTGGGGCGGAGCGGGAGGTGGTGGGGGAGTACAAGGCTACCGGGACAGCTAGGAACTCAAAGCATATTGGAGCCAAGCCACATGCGGCAATTGGTGAGTACATTGCCAATGTCGAAAAGATTTACATCACCGCCCCCGCCACTGAATCCGCGAAGCAATGGCAAGGCTGGGGCACAGCACTGAAACCGAGCCTTGAGCCAATCACAGTCGCACGCAAGCCCCTGACTGGCACCGTGGCGGAAAACGTCCTGCAGCACGGGACTGGCGGGTTGAATGTGGATGGGTGTAGGGTGGGGACGGAGACATGGACGCGAAAAGGCGGCGACGGAAGCACGCCTTACGGAAGCGAGACAACGTGGAACACAAGTAAGACGCCCGACATTGACCGCACCGCCACAGGCCGATGGCCCGCCAATCTAATTCACGACGGCAGCGAGGAGGTGACGTGGCTGTTTCCAAGTGAAGACGGCGAGAAATCGGCAGCCCGATTTTTCTACACAGCCAAAGCCGACAAAACCGACCGGGGGCACGGCAACAATCACCCAACAGTGAAGCCTCAGGCCCTGATGCGTTATCTGGTGCGGTTGGTGTGTCCACCTGGCGGCGTGGTGCTCGATCCATTTGGCGGCAGTGGCACAACGGCAGCGGCGGCAAGGCTCGAGCATTGCCGGTCAATTCTGTGTGAGTTGTCGGCGGAATACTGCGACATCGCCGTTGAGCGGTTTCGGCAGCGGGTTTTGTTTTGAGAGGTGGAGTCATGGCGAAGAAATCAACAGGGCGGCCAGTCGGAGCACGGACGCAGGACAGGCTAGTGGCCGACGAGTCAGTGGCAATCTGCCCTCACTGCGGCAGCCGGGATCGTGGCGAGTTCCGATCCTTGCGGCGGGTCGACGGATCTGGCGAAATCAACGGCAGGCGATATGAGGGCGTCGAGCTGAGAAACTGCAACTGCAACAGCTGCGGCGGGGCCATGGTCGTCAGGCGATATCTCTGGATCTCGTGAAATACGGGATTCCCTTTTCAGGTCTGGCAGAAGAGGCAGCGACTTCTGAACATGCTCAGCATGACAGAATCTCGCCGGCAAAAGATCGATCGACTCAGGGCTCTGCTGGAGTCCGGAGTCTCATCCGATAGCACAGATGGAGCGTCGACGACGTTCGATCTGGACAGCGTTCGCCGTGAACTTGCGCGGCTGGAGCGTGAGGCGGGTTTACGGAAGCGGCGAAGCCGTGTCATCACTCCGAACATGACGAGGAGATGACCGTGGCCAGCGACATCTACCAGGCGGACAACCCCAAGCATCGACGACGATCGGCAGCACACAGGCGGCCGAGGTCGGAGAACTTCCTGCTCAACGACTCGCGGCGGCAGTCCATTCAGGCGAATGCTCTGGACGTCCACAGGAATATGGGTCTTCTGGCGTGGGCAATACGCCGGACGCTGGACTACTGCTGCCTATGGGATTTCCAGCCGAGAACGACCGATCGCGGGCTCAACATCGAGCTGAAACGGCTCATGGCTCGGGACACTCAGGCCGAGGCGGTGGACTATTACGGCCGGATGGACTGGGACGACATGCGAAGGGTCGCCGAGGCTCAGAAGCTGCTGGTCGGTGACTGCTTTTTTATCCGTGTCGCCGGGGCTCTCCAGATGGTGGAGGGCTCTTTCGTGCGGAATCCCTCTGGCGGTCGTCGTGATGCTGGCCAGTGGGTCGGCGGGGCGAAACTCCGATCGGGGCGGCCGGTCGCGTGGAATTTTGCCGAGGAAGATCCTCGCAGCGGCAAACAGACAGACAAGGTCATCCGAGCCGGCAGCGTCTGGCAGCATTGCCAGCACGAGGGCCGGCCGAACCAGATCAGGCCACTCTCGCCGATCGTGGCAGCGCTCAACGAGTTTCGTGATCTCGATGAGACGTTCGATCACATGAGAGCGAAGGTCAAATTGGATCAGCTCTTCGGGATTGCGTTTGCTCGCAAGGAGGACGCCGAAGCATTCGACGAGGATGACGACGAGGCCTCAAACGCTCAGGAGGGAGCTAGTAGGGTCGTTGACTTTGGCGACGGTCCAGCCGTTTTTGATCTGGACGAGGGCGAAGACGTCAAGACGATCGAGTCGAGCAATCCAGCGACATCGACGCAGGAGTTCCTCAAGCTCTGTACGCAGATGGCGCTGAAGTCCCTCGACATCCCCATGTCGTTCTTCTCGGAAGACTTCACGAACTACAGCGGCTCCCGTCTGGCGTGGATTGGATTCGAGCGATCATGCGAGGCAAAGCGAAAGACACAGCGACGGCTGCATCAGCGGATGACGGACTGGCGGCTCGCTCGCTGGACGCTGCGACCAGAGTTCGGGGGAACCGGCGAGCTACGGCTGCCGGCAGGGATGACCGTCGATCAGGTCAGCTATCGGTGGGTGCCTCGGGGCGTCCCGTGGTGGAAACCACAGGAGGAACTGGACACAGCTCTCCGATCCGTGGCAGCTGGCCTGAAGTCCATGCAAGACGTCTGTGACGAGTTTGGGCTGGGCGACTATCTCGAAAACGTTGACGAGATCACGCGAGAACGCGAGGAGCTGGCCGATCGTGGATTCTTGCAGAGGTGGAGCGACTCCGCGATGGTCAGGCTGGCGACACAAGACGAAATGAGGCCGACAGTATGACTCCCTCCAGACTCTGGCAAATCGACCAGCGATTCCTCGCAGCCTACGAGGCGAGACTGGCACGCAAGGCCGGGCTCGATCCTGAAACGCTCGACGACGTGTTCACGGAGTATGTCGCGGACGCTCTCGGCGTAGACAGCAAGCCACTCACGATGACGAACGATGGGATCGCAGTCGTCAGCGTGATCGGTCCACTGTACAAAGGAAAGTCTCCTTTCGTCAGCAATTACAAGAGCATCGGTGAAGCACTATCTGCCATCGAGCAGATGGAGCAGCTCCCTCCGGTGGTCCTGCGAATCGATTCACCTGGCGGCATGGTCGCCGGTCTCGATCCCGTTCTGGAGCAGATCGACAGGCTCAGCGAGAAGACGCTCGTCGTCGCCAGCATTAACGGCATGGGGGCGTCTGCAGCCTATCGGATCGCCAGCAAGGCCGGGACTATCTTCGCCAGCCGGGACAGCGAGGTCGGATCGATTGGAACCTACTGGCAGCTCTTGGACTACTCCAAGGCGTTTCAGAAAGCCGGCATTCGTTCGGTCCTGCTGACGACTGGCAAATACAAAGGCGTCGGGGCAGTCGGTGAGAAGCTCACAGCAGAGCAGGTCGCATTCCTGCAGGAATCGGTCGACCAGTCGAACAGCCAGTTTCTGGAGGACGTTCGCCGCGGCCGAGGCATGACAGACACAAATCTCGACGAGGTCAGCGACGGCCGATGGTGGCAGGCTGGCGATGCCGAGCAACTGAATCTGATAGATGGGGTGGCCTCATTCGAGAGCGTTCTCGCGATGATCCGCTCCCAGTTTTTGACGGGAGAGCCAGAAATGGCCAAGCCGAAATTGCAGCCGGAACAGGCTGTTGAAGCGGAAGAAACAGCGGCTGTCGCAGCTGTTGCAACTCCGGCAGCTGGTCCGGTCGCAGAAGTGGCCGAGCCAGAACTGGACGAGAACGAAGAAGTCGAGCCGGCATCCGAGGATGAGCTGACAGGCGACGCTGAAATCGTCGAGGCTGCTGGTCCGGGGCTTGCCGAGTATATGGCAGCATTCGGCGACGCCGAGGGCGCTCGCATGTTCCGGGATGGCGTCGCGTTCGACCAGGCGCAGCAGCAGTCCCTGAGTGATCTCCGGGGCACTGTGCAGGATCTGAAGGCCGAGCTGGCTCAGCTGCGAGAGCAGGCTCAACTGCTGGCCAGCGTCTCTCCGGACGAAGCCGAAGGCGTGAACATCGCCAGTCAGCCTCAGCGGTCGAGCTGGGCTGATGCCTGCCGCGGTAAGCGAAACTGACAACTGATCGCCAGCGAGGTGCTGGCGACTGAATACACTTTTGATCTGAGGAGTTCAAATCATGGCCGACACACTGACAACCCTGGCGGAACT